GACCTGCCGGCCGCCGACAAGGTCGATGATGACCGGGTCCGTCGTCGGCGCCGCTTGGTCGATCTCGATGATGGAGGTCGCGGCGGCGGCGAAGTTCCGGTCCTCGCAGAAGATGCCGAGCGCGTCGATCGGCGTCCAGCGCTTCGAGAAACCTGCGGGCATTGGTGCTGTCTCCTTGAGTGAGCAGGAGGGGGCGCCGGGCGCCCCGCTCGGTTCCTCTTACGCGACGATCGCGGCGTTGGTGATGGACGTCAGCCGCCCGACGCTCCACGGCTTACTGACAAGGCCCCAGTCCCACTTGATGTGGGTGCTCTTGCGCGGCAGGCCCGGGAGCTGGCCTTCATCCTCGACCGCGAGCGGAACGCCCTCGATCATGAAGATGCCATCCTCGCCAGCAAAGCGGACGGCATAGATGGAGCCGGTGACGGCTCCGCCGCCGCCCGAGGCCACCTCGGTGAAGGGGAGAATGTCGTCGTCCTCCGACTTCGGATAGCCGAAGAGGATCGGGGTCTCGCCATAGCTCAAGACCTTCCGCCCGAGCGGGTCGGTCTTGTCCATGTTGACGACGTTGTTCGTCAGGGTCGGCGACCGGGCCGCAGCCATCCAGAGAGGCTTCCACGTCCGGTTCATGACGAGATGCGTCGCACCGGCCACTTCGTTGAGCAGCTCGTCGAGCTTGGCGAGGCTGAGCGGACCGCCGCCCGACGACGCCGAATTGTGGACGAGCGTCTGTTCCGGCCAGAGCGAGCGCGCCTGAAACCCGTCGGGGTCGCGCGGCTCGTTGAGATTGTCGCCCTTCAGGATGACGCGGGTTGCCTCGCGCGCCATGCTGATCATGCGGAGGCGCTCTTGGATTTCGCGACCTTCGGACCCGTAGTGGTCCTCCATCGCGCGATCCCAGTAGATGTATTCGTCCATGATGAAGATGCCTTCCTCCATCACTTCCGTGCGGCCCTGCGAAGTATTGCCGGGCTCGTTGTACGCACGACGAGAGACGTCCGGAAGAGCAGCGACCTGCGGATAGCGGTACTTGCCGCCGTTCACGGGCCGAATTGGCAGAGCGGCGAGGACGTCGCTGGTCTCGACATAGATGTCGACCATCGCCCGTTCCATCGTGTCTTCCGACACATGCTTCGCGTATTCATAGAGCGGGATGGCGCCCACAAATCCGGGATCGACGGCCATCGGTCAGTTCTCCCTTTATCCTCGGCGCGCGGCGGGCGTCGCCCGCTGTTGCGCCACGCGGCCAGCCCGCAGCTTTTCCAGTGCGCTCCGGCTGTCCCATGCGGGGCCGGTTCGGGTCTCCTTCGTCTCCCGGGAGCCTTCCTTCGGGGGCGTCACGCCCTGACGGCGGAACACGTCCATGAGCGCTTCGAGCGCCTCGACTTGTGCCGTCGTCCAGATGTTGCTCGTCAGAGCGTCGGCCTTCGAGCCGATCGCCCCGTTGAGGAACCTCGTCACGTTGTCAATCCGCGGCCCGGCGTTCTTGCCGAGCTTGTCGCCTTCTGCCTTCAGGCTCTCCCGGGCGTCCGCCCACATAGAGGCTTGAAGCTCGACGGCGAGGCCGACCGCTTCCTTGTAGAGTTCGGGCGTCAGCCCGGCACGCTTGGCGAAGTCCTGCACCTTCGGGATCAGCCGGTGATCCTCGGCGAGCTGGACCTGATACTTGTCCATGCCCTCCCCTTCGAGCTTGAAGCCGTCGGGGAGGCCAAAACCATATTCTGCCGGCGTCGCGGGGACCCGCGCCTCCCGGCTCTTGTAGGTCGCCAACTCGGTCGAGGTCGACGCGGCGTCCCTCGCGAGGTCGGCGAGCTTCACCTCGCCCTTGTCGGCGTCCCAATAGCGGGCGTCGAGGCCGTCAGGCGGGGTCTTCGCCGCGGATGGCGCGTCGGCGGGCGTCGGACTTGGCGGCGTCACGGGCGCGGGCGTCGGCGGCACGCTTGCGGACGGCGCGGTTTGCTCGGTTGTCTGCGGTGTGACTGCGGTCGGCGTCGGGTCGGGCATTCGTCACGTCCTCGCCGTGGGCCAATGCCCACATGATCGCTGCAAAGTTGCGACGAGCTTCGTGCGCGTGCAACGCACAGGCCTCGGACGTCGGCGAAATGACGATAAACAGTTGGCGGCGAAGGAAATTTAGGACGAGCTGGCCGTCCTGCGAGGAGGCGATCCGCTTCCACGCTGCAAGTTCATCAGGCTCCATGATCATGTAACAGCTCGGGGTCGGCCGGGTTGGGCTGCGGGTTGCGGGGTCGGCGAGGGCGAGGCCCCCGAGGCGGTGCCGCCGACGCCACCGGAGGCGCCGCCGCCACCTTCGAGCATCGGAGCGAAGAGCTTCGCCGCCGCTGCCATCTGGTCGGGCGTGTTGATCTGGACGAGTTCGTCGCCCAGCTTCGCCTTGATCGCCGCGAACGTCTGCGGGAGGTTGATGATGACCTGTCCCATCTGCGGCGAGACGCCGAAGATCGTCGCGAGCAGGGCGTTGGCGATCTGCACCTCTTGGTGATCGCGAGCCCTGTCGGCGGGGTTGTAGGGCGTCAGCGAAACCACCCTGCCGTGGAGTGTCACCTCGACGCGCTCGCGCGCCAGCTTGAGGTACATGAACCGGAGGTAGGCCGAGACGCAGAACTCTTGGAAGAAGACGCGGCCCGGCGTCCCGAGGCGCCGCTGCGCCTGAAGCATCTCGTCGAGCCATTGCGTCGCCGTCGGCGGCGTCATGCCCCGCTGCTCCGGGAAATCGACGTAGTGGAGCCTGCGGATCATCGACCGCATGTCGGACTGTTCGAGGTAGCCCGCGTCCCATTTGCCCTCGAAGTAGAGCGACTGGAAGTCGTCGCCACTGCCCGGCAGGATCGGCACGCCGACGCCGGGCGCCAGCCCGTTGTCGAAATTCAGCGTCCCGTCAGAGGGATAGCTGAAAGGCGGATGCACCGCGTAGTCGAGATGTTTCAGGTTCAAGTCCCGGGTCGTGTCGAGCGTCCGCAGCTCGGGGAGCGAGAGGATCGTCGGCCCGATGCCGAAGGCGCTCTCGGGGTCCGGGTTGAAGCGCCCGATGATCATCGGGACGCACCCCTCGCCCTTCATGGTGCTCTCGCCGACGAGCTTCTGTTTCACCATGCAGACGTGTTGGAAGACGGTGTCGCCCCGCTCGCCCCATTTGCGCCAGAAGCCCTTCACCACCTCGACCGCTTGGTCGCGCGAGGTCGGCCGCTCGCGCATCTGCTTCACGTCCTGCGGAAGGGCGTCCATCTCCTCTTCGGAGAGCACCGCTTCGAGGTCGCGCGCCCGATGCCACTGGACGAGAAAGCGATCGTCGATGAGCCCGTCCGGGCCGACGTTCAGCTCCATCTCCCGGATTGGGATGACCATGACGACCGCCGGCTCGCCCGGGCGCGGCTCGTCGATCCAGAGGCCGATCGTTCCAATGGCGAGGTCGGGGGAGAAGGTCTGCGCGCAGGCCGCGACGAAGTTCGACGCGCCGATGTCCTTGAAGATCGACGAGTTCAGAGCGTCCGCCTGCGACTGTATCTGTCGCTTGTGCGCGTCCGGGACGGCGACCGCCGGCCGGAGCTTGGCCCAATGCTGGTTTTCCGGGATGTAGGCGTTCAGCACCTCGGTCGCGAAATCGCCGGCCGCCTCGATCGCCGCCGAGGTCGCGAGCTGCCCGGCATCGTCGGGACGCCAGAGCCCGCGCTTCTGGTTTGAGCTGATGCTGCGGTTCCGGTGCGGCGCCGCGAACCAATAGGCCTCGCGAATGTCGCCCTCGGCGATCGACTTTTGCTCGCGAGCGGCGGCGAGGCGGTCCTTGGCATCCCGCTGGAGGGCGTCCTCGGCCACCGACTACCTCCGCAGGAAGTCGTCGAGCGAGAAGCCGCTATTCTTGCCGCGGGCGCCGTAGTAGCGCATCGCCAGCTCGGTGTCGTCGGCGAGGGCGTCGGAAATCGCCGTCAGATTGAGGTCGCGCTCGGTGCGCTCGTCGTCCTTTAGGTCCTTCCGGAGGATTTTATCCTGTCGAGTAGGTCCCGGGGCCACTGGGGTGTTCATCGAACCTCTCTCCGCCGTTCTCGATGAGGAGACGGTAGAGGCCGTCGGGCGTCAACGCACAGCCCCGCAGCCCGAGAAGGTGCTTGATCGAGGGGACGCAGTAGTAGCCGAGCCGCCCGATCCGCGGCGGGCCGCGCAGCACCGGGAACGAGACAACCTCGGCCGCCGCTTGCACCAATTCGGCGAGCGTGTCGTCGAACGCCGCCGGGATCAGCTCAACCCGGGTCCGGTGAAGACTGACGTCGAACCAGACCCAGAGGTCGAGGCCCATCGGCTTGCCGAGCGCCGAGGCATGCCGGAAGCGGCCGAACGGGAGGTTGCGCGCGAGCCAACTGTCGTTGGGCGCGGTGCAGTCGTAGAAGAGCACGAACCAGCGGGTGATCGGAAAGGCGCCGACCGGGCCGACGTGGTTCATCAGAAGAGCATCCTGTCGAGCAGCTCGGCGACCGGACGCAGCTTGGCGACCGGCACGACATGGTTGACCACATGCCGCGGCCATGCCCGCGGCGGATATTGCAGCACCTCGGCGCCCCATGCATAGCCGAGCCACGCGGAGACGCGCTGCCCGGACAAGTCGACCAGCCCGAGCACGTAGGCGACGTTCTTCCGCACCTTGCCGGCCTCGACCAGCAGTCCATAAGGCTTCTGCGCGCCCTTCACGTCGACCAGCAGCGTCGCCACCGACCAGTTCTCGGCCCACACCTTGTGCTCGAAGTCATGGCCGCCGTCGCTGCCGGCACCGATCGCCTCGGTGTCCGGCCGGGGCGCCCCGGTCAGCGCCGACCAATCGCGCTCGGCGATCAGGCCGATGATCTCGTAGGCGGGCGTGAAGCGCCGCTCCGGTTGCTGACCATCGTGAAAGCCAGAGCGGCGGCGTGCCTCGGCGTATAGATCGCTCATTGTCCCCGCCTCCCCACTCGCCGGCCGGCGTACATCGGCCTCGGAACCAGCGCCGCGGCCTCGGGGAGGTGGACGAGCCGCCGCCCCTCGCCCGAGCCGAGGATGAGATACTGGAGCCCGTCGGCTGCGTCAGCATACTTGTCCTTTTCCGGAGCCTTCTTGCCGTCGCCCGTCTCCGTCCAGTGGTACGCGCCCGCGCAGGCCATCTTGAGCTGCCGGCACTTCGGCGAGATGAGCAGCGCCGGCCGCCCGTCGATCGCCCGGCCGAGAATGTGGTCGACGGCCTCGATCCGGACGAGAATGTCGTTCACTTGCCCGACGAAGCGCACCGCCTCGACGCGCAGCCCGAACGATCGGAACACGTCGTAGGCGGTTTTCTCGTCACTCTGCCCGCGGTCCTTGCCCTTCGGGTCGCCCCAGAGATGGATCGCCGGACACCCGGCATATTCGACTTCGAGCATGCGCTTCACCTTTGGGGCGAAGCGGCTCGCGCCCTCATTCCTGCCGACGATCTCATTCTGGATGAAGAGCCGGCCGCTGATCATCTGCCCGAAGCACGCATAGGGATTGCGGCCGAAATCGAGCCCGACATAGACCGGATAGTTCGCGTTCGGGACCAAATTCTGGCGCGCGACGTGGACGTCCGGGTTGAACGTCGGCCAAACGGCGTCACCTTCAGTATAGATTGTGATCTTATTGAGAATACGGCTGTCGATCCACGTCTTCGACTTGCCCTTTATTAGTCGAGCATAGTAATCTTCCGGGAGCCACTTGAGATTTTCTGCCTTCGGGTTGATCCTGTAGTCGATCACGGTCCCTTCGGCGTCCCTGATCTCGATCATGCCCGGCGGCTGGATGTGGTAGCCCCACTTCTCGGGCTTGCGCCACTCCATGCGCTCCTGCTCGGTGAATTCCTCGGGGAGCGGGACGTCGCCGAGGAGCATCGGCACCCAATGGTCCTCCGCCGGGGCGTTCATGTCGCCAATCACGCCGTACCAGCTCGGGCCGCCCATGCTGATCGGCGGGTAGCGCCCGCACCGCGACTGAATTTCGTCGAAGATCGGTTTGTCGAGAAATTCCAGCTCGTTGACGAAGGCCCCGGTCAGCTCCAGCGAGCGCAGCTTGGCGATGTCCTTCTCGTCGTCGAGCGCCACGAAGAGCACTTCGAGGTCGACGCCCGGAACCTCGTTGCCGCGCATGTCGATGCCCGCCGGCAGCACGATGTGATGCGTGAAGGGCCGCGACATGGCGACAGGCCCATAAAGCTCCTCTTCGTACCAGAATTTCCACGTTTTCAGGGTCGTGTCCCTGAGCGCCGGGAAGGTGTTGCGGACGATGGCCCAGCGGGAATAGCGGACGCCGCTGTAGGGGGTCTGTTCGATCGCGTGCGCCCAGATGCGGACGCAGCTCGCCGAGCTGGAGCCCGAGCCGACCGGCCCGCGCACGATGTCGACTTCGTTGCGGGCGGCGAGGAACTGCCGGAGAATTTCACCGTCGGGGATGTAGAGCTTGTGCCCGGCCGCCGTGCGATCAATCGTCGGCATGTTTCACATGAAACGTCAGTTCGATTGCGTCTGCCACGGGTCCGTCTCCAGATCGTAGGTCTCGCTGCCGCCGCCGTCGAGGTGCTGGAAGTGCCGGACGCCGTTGACGTCGAAGGTTCCCTCCGACAGGCCCGACGGCCCGGGCGCGCTCTCTTGCTCGCCCCAGCGCCCCCAGACCTTCACGGCCTGCCGCGGGTTGCCGCGGATGTCGCGGGCGGCGAAGTCGAGAGGGCGCCCGGGTTCGGCCCCCGCCAGCGCGAAGATGGTCGTCGTGAGGTCCGTCGTCTGGACAAGTCGGCTGTCGACGCCCGGGGCGAAGTCGCCGCCGAAGACGATGAGCGGGATGCGCGCCATCTCTTCATAGAGGTACAGCTTGCCGGTCAGCCGTCGATCGCCGTGCGCCATGCCGTGGTCGCCCGTCACCATGACGATCGTGCCCGGCCCGGCCCGGTTGATCATCTTCTCGGCGTACTTGTCACTCTCGCGCATCGTCTCGCACGTCGTGCGCCACTTCTCCGCCTGCTTCGCTGCCTTGCCGGCATCCATGAGCAGCGGGTCGAACCAACCCGGCTTGTCGGAGATGTCGGCCTCGTTGAAGCTCGGCCGACCGGCGATCGGGAAGGGGATGTCGGCGCAGGA